GTTTCGACATTAACTATACATTAGAGGTTAATTATAAATTTGAAAGGCTTATAAATCGTAGTTTTGAGTTTTTAACTATATTTTCTAAAAGTCGCTGGATATCCGATAAAAACATTACTTCGTGTAGCGCGCGCCTTAAAATGAGACAAACTAACGTTTGAAATGAGACAGTATTAAATGCCTGTTTGAGGTATGAAATGAGATACACGATATATGTATGCCACTTCAAATTCAATTTAATACCTTATTAAGGGTGGCTTAAATTCCTTTTAAAGCCACTTTAACCAAGTCCTACCAATTACATATTATAAGTTCTTTCTTTGGTTTGCGGCCCTGCTTGCCTCCTACAGTGTAAGTTATTGGCACTGTTTTCATCTTCAGACCCTTGAATACCTCTCGCATTTTGGGGCAATCATTAACACTTATTACCATGTTGCCTTTGATGCTGTTGGCTAGTTCAGCCATCTTTTTATAGTGATCGATACCAAAGTCTACACCGTAGCCTGCTGTGCCCCAGTATGGTGGGTCTAGGTAAAACAGGCTGTGTGGGCGATCGTATCTCTCAATACAGGACGACCAATCAAGGTTTTCAATAAACACCTGGTGCAGCCTTAAATGGGCACTGCTTAGCTCTTCTTCTATTCTTAACAGGTTGATGCCATGGGTGCGATCTGTGCCTGTTCCGAAGCTTTGGCCATCTACCTTTCCACCAAATGCATGCTTTTGAAGGTAGTAAAATCTGGCGGCTCTTTGTATGTCAGTTAGGGTCTCTGGGCGTTTCATTTTCTCCCATTCAAATACCTGTCGACTGGTTATGGCCCACTTAAACTGGCGTACAAACTCTTCTAAGTGGTTTTGTAGTATGCGGTACAGGTTAACCAACTCACCGTTGATATCATTGAGTACTTCAACCTTGCTGGGCTGCTTTTTAAAGAACAGAGCAGCTGCACCGGCAAAGGGTTCAACGTAACAAGTGTGTTCAGGGAATATGGGGAGTATTTTGTCTGCAAGGCGGCTTTTGCCACCCATCCAGGGTATAAATGGTTTTTTCATCGTGAGCCTCTTTTTTATTATTAACAATCTTGTGCTAGGCTGCCTGTTCCTGCGTCGACGTAGGGGGAAGCCTTGGCTGGCTCACGGTGCTTTGTTCACCGTGGTCGGCGGCTAGTTGGGTGTTGGTGCACCTGACTAGTCGCTTCTTTTTTTTATTTTATTTCTAACCTTTTCATTTTCTATAACCCTGGAATGCGACGAGCTCTAAACCAGGTGCTACGATTATTTGAAAAATCCGTAGCAATTGCTATATCGTTAATAGGATTCACAAAATATGCATTTACAGAATCAGTTGAACCATTAAAATATCGAAGCTCTGTTGTCTGATACGTATACCAATTAAGGGCACTAGTATGCTCGTTATATATTCTGGCGTTAAGATTCGTACCCCACTGACTGTTTAGGCTAGCCCAGGCGCTAAATGTTATTGATGATCGTAGCGTTACTAAAAAAGAAACTTCATACCAGCCAGCTATGTTTGGTTTAAATGAATACGCCGGGATACCATCAACCGATGCTGCTGTGTTGTTATATCGCCCACCGTTATTTTCATCAACACCATCAAACGCAAACCTTTCCCCTGCAGCTGTTGAGTAGCTCGCCGTTATATACGCTTTAAACGAAGGGCCATGATCGTGTTGATGAGCGGTTGTTCGCTCGTCAACAATCATCTCAATCACGTTGTTTGTAATTTCAGTGGTGGTGGTTTCTAACTGAATTTGGCAGTTATGTAATTTACCCGGCGGTATATCAGGAGCCACGGGGGTTACCGCTTCAATACCTTGCACAATAGAGGCTGCACCCGTGGCTTCGTCAATTACAATGCGATCAACTCGTGGGTTTGTTACAGGCGCTACAAATAAGGCAGATGTTTGCTGAGGCTGCGTAGCCAAAACACCACCAAAAACGACACGCCCAGCATCAATCAATATTGTCATATCAGGGGTGGCTGCCTCGTGCGCATAAAAATGGCCCACCGGATTTCCTACAGTTTCTAAACGTGGAAACCTTGAGTCTAATGCCGCTAATAACTGATCGCGTTTTGTTTTATCAAGTACGATTCCCTCTTCCTCAACAATGCCACAAACTTCTTCCTGCAAGGCATTCATAAAGTCACGTTGTAAAATTGTATTGTTGGCAAAAAACTTATTTGGTTTTGGCCCTACGGGTTCGGCTACTGGTAGAACATCTGCTGCGGTTGCGTCATCGACTCGATGCATAAATCACCTCTAAATATAATTGAAAATTACAGATGTATGCGCGGGTTTTAACGCCTGCATTACACACTCTAATAAGTTGTTTTCTGAAGAAACTAGTGGCTCACCCATCGTGGATGAACCCACTCGAAAATAAACAGTGTTTGCACCTATTGCGGCATTAACTTGCCACGTCCAGTTAGGCAGTTCTGTAATGGTAATTGTGAAACCCAGGCGCTCGGCGATATCTGTATAAAATTGTTTAGATAAACTTCGCTCAGTGGTTAACACACCCATTAGTGCATTGCGTCTTTGTTGCAGTGTGTTTAGCACACCTGTGCAACTATCTGGCAGGCCTGTTACGCGCTCCCAATCTACTAGTAATTCATTGGTCGTATTTGGAAAAGCTTCCTCTAATAAATTTAATGCACGGGCATCTATTCTTGCTAACTCTTCAGCTAAGCCATCGAGCAAATCTGTGAAGGTGTTGTCTGTTTCAGCACTCGGCCATATAGGCCCTTTAGGCAGCAGTGAAATCAGTAATTGTTTATAGCTATCTTTTGTCATATCAAGAGAATGTTACTGTGCCCATAGTTGCTATTTGATTTGTTGTGTGTGTAACGTCAGCTGCAGGGGCTGTTAAAACATGATCGGTTTCACCTGCAGCTAAACTTATGGCTTCACGAAGTCTGCTAATGCGAATAATGCCGCCTGGCTCACTATCGCGTTTTATTAAATCGGCTAACTCCGCTTTTATTGCATCTTGAACTGCTGTTGTGTTGGGCGTTACTGAAATGGTGAAATTGATAGGTGATGGCGCAGGCGCAACTGTTGTATAACCACCCACGGCTAAACCTACAGGTCGTAATGTTTCAACATAGTCATGAACGTCTGTTACATCAGCTGCAAGCGGAATGCCATCTGCATATTTATCGTCCATCATAAAACGTACTTTTACAGTGCCTGCACCATCTTCTAGTGGATAACACCAAGCTCTGGTGACACCAATTACTTCTAACGCCCAGGCAATATAATCATGCTTTGCACCACCCTGTGGCGGCTTTTGAATTCGAGCTTTTAAACGGTTATATAAGTCTTCATTGTTTTCTTTATCGACACCACCAATAAGCCCTGCAATATCAACGGCGGCCGAACTGTTTATGCCGGGTATAGGGCTTACAAACTGAAGCGTGCTGGCAGCGGCCGTGTTTGTGTCAACACCACCCGTAACCGATGTAACCGCAACGGTAACGCTGCCGGCAACAATAGTTGCGTCGGCATCTGTTGAAAATTCGATGCTATCAGAGCGCTGTAGTAATGAGCCTGCTGGTATTAACGTAGTGTCAACACCGCTGCAAGCAACATTGCCTTGTGATGGGCCTGCATCTTTGCGTGGCTGTTTTAAATAAATATTTGCATGGCGATCGAGCACTTCATCTTCGGCTGTGTCCATAATAATTTGATTAGACAACCAATCGAGATAACCATATAAACCGTGCACCGCACCTGAGTAGGCACGGTTTATTATATTTAATAAATTTCTACGCAACCTTGCATCAGTGCCAGGCAAACGGCTTTGCACATCTGATTCTGTTCGGGTAACAATTTCTCTTAAAGTAGATCGGCTAAAAGGCATTTATAATGACTCCAATGAATATTCAAAAATCTCATTAAACAAATTTTCATCTGCTTTAAATACTTTTACCTGTATGCCAAGTGTCGCGTTATCTAACCATTCAGTTGTAATATCTAACCTACTGGCTACGCCATCGTCTAACATCCATTGCAATGCCTCATCGGTGTATTCTTTAGCACGCAACAATACTGCCTGTGTTTGTTTTTCGCGGCCCAGCAACCAAAGGCGTGAGCCGGTTAAATCGCCATCAATGGCATTAAACGAATCACCCCACCAGCCTCGTCTGTTGTCACTACCATCTGGTATAACGTCATCAACTTCTGCCTGACGATTTGTAAAAAGTGAAATAATAATAGCGGTGCGCATACCGTTATCGGCTAACAGGTCATTTCCTTCTATAGCTAGATCAAACTCTGAAAAATTTATTTGTTTTAATGCAATATCCATTACGTCATGCTCGTGTCGGGTGGGCCCGTTGGGTTACCGTTGTCACCGTTAGGGTGTTGATGCAAATTGTAGAAATCGCGCATTTCCTGCATTGAGCCATTGGCGTCACTTACATTGCCTGTGAAATTTGCCTCGGGTGTATCTATGGTCAGTTTGGTTGCCGCTTTAATTAAAATTTCATTACCACGCTTAAAGTGAATAACATCGCCTTCATCGGTAAACAACGCCACTTCACCTTGTGATAAATCTTTTAAACGAAAACGCCTGTCAGAAACACAAAACACTATTGAGTGATCACGCTGGCCACCTAAACTGGTCAGTAAAACTTCTGCACCTTCTTTGGGGTGAGAGGTAAAACCATAGGGCTGAAAGTGCTCAACATCATCAAGCGTTTCGTTGGCGAGTAAATTAACCTGAAGTGTTTGTAAATTGCTGGCAGCATCAACCAAATTTAAAACACCTCGACTAACTAAATTATTAATACGTCGGTGATAAGGCTTTAATACTTTTTGAAGTCTGCGCACATCCATTAACCCCAGCCTCCGTCATCTGACTCTTCAGGTAGCTCAACCAGTTCAAATGCCTCTTTTGGCATTACCTGAATTTCTGTTACTTCGCCCTGAGATTCATCTATACCAAATTGCACTGTGGTTATGAGTCGGTCTTCATCAATACCTAAATACTCATCTTTCACCGGTACCATTTTATTAGGCAGCCACAACCCCTCTGCATGACGCCAACCCATAACGGTGTAAACAACAGCGCGACTTCTGCCATAGCGAGTGTTGCGCTCCCACTGTGCGCGTTTTTTACAATCATCGGAATCAACCGTGCCATCAACCACACTTACCATTGGGCGGTGACGGGTTATTTTTGTATCTTTAGACGTGCCTTTGTTTTCAGATGCCGATGCACCAAAGGCATTATCGGTGCCTGCGTTCTGACCAAGCACGGTATAGTCACTAAAACGATCACGGCTAGAAAATGTGCCACTGGCGCGCAGAATATTTTCACCCAACACCAATGCTGTTTTAATGCGCTGGGTACCGGCACGGGTAATAACTAAATTTCCCTCACGATCGCTCATTAAACGCACGGCACGAATTCTGGCTAAACGCTCTAAAAACTCAAAGGGTGACTCACCGCCATTAACGCTTGCTTTTTTAAATGGCTTACCAACATCTGTTTCAACTATTACCTTAATGCCAAATGGCTCACAGATAATATTTGCTAATTTATCGAGCGGTTGGTTTTTCCAGCTTTTGGGTTCAATAGCACAATCAACCAGGTCACCTAATTTAGAACGGCCGATGATATTTATTTCATGTTGGTTAGCATCATACTCAGGGGCCACTTCATCAACATTACCCGTTACCACTTTTGTATCGTCAATCCAAATTTCACAGGGCGTATCAGATTGAATAGGCCTGCGGGTATTATCATCTGACCAGCGTTCGGTTATGGTTAAATCAAACAAATCGGCAATAGACTCTATGCTCAAACGAACAACCACGCTCTTCCAACCCGCGTGAATTTTGCCATTTGTTTTTAATACAATTTCAGACATCGGCCAACACCTCTATTGACCTACCACCAGAAACAAAGCCAGGGTGTTTAATATGGTTACGATTAATTATTTCATTATCACGTGAAACATCATTATGAATGCGGTGGGCTAACACCAAAGCAGGCAACTGGGCCTCAGTTGTAAAATGTTTAATGCGGGGCATTTTTGCACCCCTTATACGGATGTCTTCAGCAATGGCCGCACGCAAACCACTCATGGCATTAAACACACCATCGCCCATTGGCTGTTCCATTTCTTCATCAATTGCACCCAGCACCTGGTCACGAATGTTTATAGCATCATCTAACGACTCCCAGTTTATAATTGCGATCGTTCTGCAAGCTTCAGCAATTGCACTGCGTTTCACCAATGAATTAAAGGCATCTGTATTTTCTTTAAGCTGCACTCTGTTGCTAGTAGCTACAGACATGTTTGATGTGTCTGTGTCAGAACCAAACAGGGTGGTGTAAATATCTAATGCCTGAAACGGGCTTTGCAGAGAGCTGCGAATACCGCTTAATGTGCCGGTAAGCGCACTGGCCATTTCAGCCGGTGCACGTATTAAACTGGTTATAGGGCCGGTGATGCCATCAACAACATTTTCAATAGCGTCTAAAGTGGTTTCAATGGTGTTTTGAACGTCTTCTACAAACTCCTGTATCTGGTTTAACACCTCAAAGTTTTCACCAAACTCTTCAATTGATTCGGCCAGTGTTTTTTCTGCTTCTTCTTCAACAACTTCGGCAGTTTCTGGTGTTTCAAAATTAAACTCAGCTTCGCCCGCTTCTAGCACCGTTAAATTAAACGTTGCCTTGCCACCTTCACGCGTGCTCTCTGTTTTTCTGGCGTCGAGTATATGCACATTCATGGTGCCGTAATATGGATGCACCATTACACCAATGCCTGGTGTTTCAATCGCCTGTATTAATTTGTTTCGGTCAAAATCGTAATTTTCACCAATAACAAAAATACGCATGGAAAATTGTCGACCCTTAAGGCCCATGTCTTGTACTTGTGGTTTATTTTGTAGTGGAAACTCATGCACCACTTTACGGTGACCAAATTCAAGATCATCAGTTTCTATCCAGAACTCAGCGTCACGAAATTTGCCACCTGGTGTAAAACGATCGCGCCAACTCATGGGTTCACCATTTGCATGCCGGTTTCTACATCCATGTTAATATTTGAGTTGTTACTTTTTAATTTTTTAACGATGGCGCGGCCTTCAGAATCTATCTTAATATCTAACTGGCCTATAAACGGATCTTTATGCTCTGCAACATTACGCAGTTGTAATCGCCTTGTTGCTTCACGGCCACCTAAATTTGACACTAACGTGTCAATTGTTCTGCCCTCTAAAAAAGAATTAAACTTGTTAGCCACTTGTTTAATTGGGCCTGCCAAAATATCATCCGCTGCACGTGAAAAACTCGTTGATGCATTTGCAAGTGAACCTTTAGATATATTTGCCGCTCGCGAGGAGTCACGTGCGGTTTCACCGTTAGCAATAACATTCATGAATTTTTCAATTGAACCTACTTTGCCGGTTCTTTGAAACTCACCTGAAGATGCATTAAATGCGCGAATGGCTTCAGCATCAAAAACCGAGCCCAGCAGGGTTTTTCTACCTTTTGTTTTAGTTACAATTTCAGCCATTAATTCATTAATTGGGCGAAGCACTTCGTTACCCTTTTTTAACTCTTCCTGGTCAAAAACTTTAATTCCGCCAGCATTAAGTTTTTTAATTTTTTCTTTATCTGAAAATGTTCTCAGCACAGCTTCAAAAGCTGTGGCAGCCTGCTCAGATGAACCCGTGCCTTGCCTTATTATTTGAAGTGCCGCGCCCATCTCTTGTAACGCTGGCACGCCTGTTCTGCCTAATGATGTATAAGCCGTTACAACCCGTGGCCCAAGCGCTGCTAAATTTTGTAATGTGAATGCACCTTCTTTACCTTGTGCATTTAAAATATCGAGCGCCTTCATTACTTCAGCAGGGCTCTTAATTCCAATTTTTTGAAACTCCGCTAATATGCCGCCAATGCTTGAACCATCAGCACCTGTTGCCTGCAATGCCAGGCCTATGTTTCTAATGTTTTGCTCAGCAAAATCTAGGTCACCTGTTTTTTCAACAATTTCGGCAATCGCAGCAGTAATGTTATCTGGGTTTATGCGGATATCAGGTGCCTGTGCCGTTTCAAAAATACGTTGTTTAAGTTCGTTCATTCTTTTTTCAGATGCTTTGGCCTGAATACCTAACCGAGTAAAGCGTTCTTCTAAATCTAAAACACCTCGAACGGCGAAACCTGTCGCAACACCCGTTGCTAATGCTGTATACCGGTTACCCATTCGTTTAATGGCTTTGCCGGTGCTGCTTAATGAGCGACGCAGCAGTTTGTTATTGCGAATAGTTTTACTGGCAAAGCGAGTCATGCTGCGCGTGTAAGCTCGAGCACGACTGGCTAAATTGCCACGTAAATCAATAACAACTGATGTTTTTAAATCACTCATCTTTATCCAGTAATGTTAAGTAACAAAGCACGCGTTGAAGCGGCATAGTATGTATATCGGTTTCAGACCATCCGGCGTGAATGGCAAGGGTTAGCACAGCCGAGTTAATCGCCTGACTCTCCCTCACTATCTCGCCCCCGTTGAGCGTTTTCCTCCGCAGTTATTTTTTTCATAGCCGCTGTTTCAAGCTCTTCAGCTTTTGATTGCAACAAGTTGTAATCTAGTGGGTCTAGACGATATATTTCATCTAACGATAATGGCCCGTTAACATTACCAATTGAAACAATTTGTCTGCGCAACATATGCACACCAGCTAAGGTTGGGCTGGTCACCAGCTCGGGGCCATTTTCGGTTTGCATTAATCGCTCGGCATTCACCTGTGACTCAATAATATCGCCAGCTGTAATGTCGCGAATTTTTGCATCATAAAGAAGGTCTTCACCAATTTTGTAACCCACAATTAAAGGTACGTCTATTATGGCCATGGCTATATCAACTCATCACATTCAACGGCATCCATTTCCATATCAACTTCTTTACCATTAAGCGTGGGTGGCTTTGTTGTGTAAGCACCGCGCAGTGTAAATATCACTCCTGTGTCAGTTTCAAAACTCAAAGTCGCATCAGTAAGTTTGCCCAGTGCCAGTAGACTTGTGTCTTTATCATGTGCCATTTTAAATGAAACAGAGGGTTGCTCATCTTCCTCAGTGTAACCATGCACACGTCCACCGCCTTTTTCAGTGGTGCGGTTTACACCGCCTGGGTTTAATGTTGCACCGTCTTTTGATTTTTTTTCTTGCCCATCAATACGGATGGTCAGTCTGCCTGTTAGCTGTCCCATAATTTTTTACCCCTTAACGTTGAAACTGAGTTTTTTGTGCATGCACGCGATACTGGCCAACTAATGTGGGCGAGTCTTGCACGTTTAATCGTGATGGGTCGCCCGCATCAATTTGCACAACCAGTGTGGCTTTATAGTTGTCGTAATCTTGCACCCAGCCGTTATCTTCCATCACACGGTAAAGCGCTAATAATTCAATTTTTGCAATTTTTGGTTGCATAACGGGTTGGCCAACACCTACACGGGCATTGTCTTCTGCCAACTTATGTCGTGGAAATTTTTGTGCAAACAGTGAACGCTGTTCAAAACGAAAACGTTCAAGCGTTTCAGGTGTGTTGATGTCCAGGTAAGAATCATCGGGCAGGCTTGCCGCATTTAATTGATACATGGTTATCTGGCGTTCAATTTGTACTGAACCGTCACCCGCCACGGTGTAGGTTGCAACGCCATCAAATAAAAGTGTGTTGCGCTCTGAATTTGTCCAGCGATCAGCAATAGCCGGTGGTAGAACACCGGGTAGTTTTAACGTTTGTAATGGTCGAGCCGGGTCAATGCTTAAAGCGGCGGCGGCAACAACTGAATTAATAGATGCCCAAATATAAGGCGGCGTGGGTGATGTGTTTATGCCCATGCAACTTACATGTGGGTTGTTTCCGCCATTACCGAAAGTTGAGGTGTTGGCCAACGTGTCTTTAAAAGCACAAAATGCTCTGGCACCAATTTGTTGAAGTGGCCCCCAGCGTGCATCTAGTTCGGTTTCAAGTGCCACCAAATTTGGCGCATCAGTGAAAGGCATTACCATCCAGTTCCACCATTCATTTCCCATGGCGGCTATGGCCGTGCTCAAGTCAGGGTTGGTAACACCTGCAGCCATAGCGCCAAACGTGATGGCAATGCCAGAGGGTGTCGACTCTCCATAGTAATTTAAACGCACATCAATATCGTTGCCCGTTTCACCTTTCCATTTACAGGTGAGGTCAACTTGCTCAGTGGTAACACCATTTACTGCTGCTATTACCGGCAGAGAGGTGTCTGCATTTATGGCTGCGGCAATTGCCGTTGCTATGGCGTCTTGTGAGTCTGCACTGTTTACTGCAACATTAATTTTTTTGCCTGCAATATAAAGCGAGAGCGTGCCACTGGCCGTGGCTGCACCAGTGGTGGTTATGCTACCAGCGGCGGCTACACCTGCACCGGCTTCATCAAGTGCAATGGCCCATGTTTCTATAAATTGGTTCGCTGCTTTTAACGCTTTTATTTGTTCGGCCAACATAGAGCCACGGCCAAAAAAGGTTTCTGCCTGCTCTACACTGGTTACCAATGTGGGCACACCTTCAGCTACGCTGCCCGCTGCTAAGCGTTGTCCAACGATTAATACTTTAAAAGCAATGTTTGAGTTACCGGCCAATGAATTGTCAAATTCAATAAAGGTGCCAGGCACTCGCAGGTTAGCGGGTATATTATTAAATGAAATGGGCATAGCTTATAACTCCGATTTAGTGGCAGCTGGGCCATTGTTTTTAGATGATTCTTTTTTAACTTTGTCACGCAAACCTTTTTCAGCTTTTTTAAAATCTTCAGCTGATGTTTTCATAACGTCTTTATCTTTTAAACGACGTAACCAGAAACTGTTCTGTTCAACTTGTGCACCGTGGGCTGGCATTATCTGGTTTTGTTTTTCAGGCATACGAATAATCGTTTTTTCTTTTGCTGGCTTTATATAAATAGTATTAATGGTTGGCATGGATTATTGCTCCAGTGTTAGGTTGTCTACGGCCGCTGGTTCATCAGCGCCCGGTACCAGGGAATGATCTGCATTAAATGTAGCGAAATCATTCATGGCGCTTGTGTCTGCCTGATATGACTTTTCAAGCATGATTGTGAAGGTTGCCGCATAAACGGTGACACCCTGTTTATCTAGAGGCACGGTGAATAAATTTTGCGCTCGTTGAAAACTAAATGTACCCACTTCAGCAATGAGGTGGTTATCAATTAACGGAATGAGCTGATCAATGATATTGTAAGCACCTATAACGCGTGCTTCACCTTGCCTGCGTTTTTGTTGGTCACCTTGTCTGGTTACCGCATAACAGGCCCACGTTGTTTCCCATGAGTGCTGGCCTAAATTTCTACCCCCTAAAAAAGACACGTAAACTGCTGGTGATGAGGTAAGCATGGTTTTAATCATTGTAAGCGTTAACGCACCCGGCAAACTTTCAACGGCGCGCAGCGTGTTATTAAATGCCTCTTTAATGGTGGTTATTAAATTGTTTTCAACTTGCGTTAACATTAGTTTAAAACCTCATTTAAAAAGTCTTTAACAATGCCATTTATTTCATCTTCATCGTCGTCATTAATGCCAATGAAAGCGCGCTGTTCAATTGTGGTTGCACTGTTACGACCTGTTTCACCACCAAACTGGTGAATGGCTGCATAAATCATATCGCTGCCATGCTCAACACTATCGTCACTGGGTATATGTGTTATTGAATCTCGAAGGTGAGTTTTATTAACCAGTGTTTTTCCACCTTCTTGTTTTGCCCGTTCGCTTTCTATCCAGGGCACACCTTCTGGGTCAACACCTTCTTTAAAACGTTGCGTCACTGATGAATCTAAATAGCTGCCTATTTCATCGAACATTTCATAGCTGTTAAAGTTCTCTATGTTTTTCATGGCGCGCATTACTTCGCGGTCATCAATTTTATATTCGAGTTTGATACCGCTCATTAGTAAGTGTCCCAGTCTGTTTTGCTAGTACCCTGACGTGCCACCATTCGCCCAGGTGGTGATGCAACGCCCGTGTCTAATTCACCGAGGCTGGCTTTATTCATTGACACATCACGCAACCAGCGAAGGGCTTCTTTGTTTCTGTTTTCAACTTCTTCAGTTGTGCGATTGTCACTTAATTTAAAGCGAACAATGTCGCTGCAAAATTCGGGTAGTGGGCTTTGGTCTATAAACGCCTGACCAAGTGGCAGTGGGTAGCGTGAGCTGATATATGAGTCTATTAATTTTTCTGCAGAACTAATGGCAACTTGAATGCGAACCAATGTTTGGTCTGCATCTGCGATTTCTTGCGCGGTGTATGCTGAACGATCACCTGCAGTTACCGTTAAACGCAATAGGGTGCCGTCAACTGCGGGGTATTCAGAAGCAGCTAGTAAGGCTATTTCTTCGTCACCGAATTGATCGAGTATAATTGTGGGTGTTGTGTATGGCATTTAATTCAATAACTTTATACGTTTAGTGGATAACCATTTGATTTTTTAGACTGCTTTGGCCCGATAGTTATGTCCCAATCTGGAAACCATATGCCGTCAATTCCTTTTGGGATTGAATTTGACCAATGTTTAAGACCTTTGAACTCACCAGCAAACCCATCTATGTACTCAAAGTTAAAGCAGTAGTCTACAAACGCCTGGCTTATATCTTGTGAATAAGTGATTTGACCGCTTGATACAGACCTTGTGCCTTTTCGCATTTCAATGGCTTGCTCTGTCAGAGTTGTAACAGGTACTTCACATTCCACAGCTACATCTAAAACTAAAGCCCATTGAGCCTGTGAATAGGCAACCAACCCATGTTCCCATAAATTAACTTGAGCGCCTGTTGCTTTAACCCACTCAAAGAAACCGATAAGTTTTTGACGTCTTACTGCTTCACTATCCGTTGTCGGAGCTATATAACCCACGGGCCATGAACTCATGTTAAGTGGGTCAATATCATCTGGGTAATACTTTTCAAAACCAGCGAGAGGCAATGTTGCTCTCGCTATATGCACGCCGTAACTTTCTATTGTTTCTTCAAGTGCGCCCGCATGTTCACCCCCAGGATAAACCATGCTTGTAGGCGTGTAGCCCGTATTTTCTGCTATCGCATTTACATTATCTGTGATCTGTCTTGTGAAAAATAACTCAGAGTTATAAGAAATATCAGCGGGCGCTGATTTAATATCCGTTTCATTTTGTGTGCCGAACATTTCTGTGCTTGGTTCACCTGCGTACTTAACACTAGCCGCACCTAGAATAACCCCTACACGAACTGTATCTTGATCAAAAGTTTCAGCACTATAATCAGTTTGTGTATTAATAAATGTAACTAAATCAATGACGCTATCATAAGTTGATAAAACTATATTTAAATCCTGCGCTGCATCAACTGTTGTCGTAAGTGAGTCACCCACTATATCGAGACTAACTGCTGTACCTAAACCAGTGTATTGAATGCGGAATGAAAACAGATCACTCATATTTGCTGAATGCGTTGTATGTATATATAGATCATGACCCTGTGACTTAGATAGTCTAGCAAGATCCCATTTAGCAGGAGTCATATCTCTTTCTTGCCAGTCAATAGCCCAGCCGCACTTAAGACCTCTTGAATTACATTCAGCTACTAAGGCTTCAAAAGCAGTCTCATTTTTTGAATCGTCAATATTAAATGATACCGAACCATTCATGAATGAATTTTTCAAAACTGGCTGGTCACTTGTTACATTTGTATCAACTGTTTGAAAAGTTGTTTTAGCAAAACGAGGTGCAGGTAGGATAAATGAATTATTTATATTCATTGTGCCTATGCCTGTTAATTTAGTGAATGGATATATATCATTATGCGGGGCAGCACCACCAATAGAAATGCAATTATTATAGGTTAATGTCCCCGCCCAGGCAGATTCAGCATATCCGTGGAAGCCATACGATCTAGCAAGATAAGACTGATTTATATTTATGTTGTGCGTAGATGATAGCGCGTACACATCACGATTAACTTTATTCGTGCAAAAATTAGTTATAGTTACGTTATTCGCAACACTTCCATCGGCATAAACGCCATGACGTAAATTGTTAAGAATTAATGTGTTTAGTATTATGTCTCTAGTGGCTGTCACATTATGGCATCTAACACCATCTGATTCTGGGCAATCTGTGATAACTATTGGCACATCAGACGTTACCTCAGAATAAGAAGCGTAAAGCATTTGCTTTAATACACTATTCGTATAATTTTGAATCCAAAATATAGCACCCCTCGTACCTTTTATAAATCTATACCAACCGTCACCATTTGCAAAAATAGCGTGCACATTACCTGCATTTAATCCATCAATGCGAACATCACCATAGATATAAAAATAACGTCTAAATGCGGCTCCACCTATTTGACCAGGTGGAAAATAAACACCTTCAGCAATATGCAAGCTATCACCGCTGCTTAATAGGCTTATAGCATTTGCTGTTTCTATTTTTTGATAAGCTGGCGTTGAAACACCAAGTAAGGCCGTAAAGTAAGGGCTTTCTGAAAAACCTGTGTCATCTGCGCATTCTTTGTCTATGAAACGAACTACCACTTTAGACTCCTGCATTCCATGAAATCACATGTGCATTACCTGCTGTTTCGTTACAAATTGCTGCAAATTTTGCATCTAGTGGCACACCTAATGGGGGTAATTGATAATCAATAAGCGGTGGAATTGGAAACCCTGTTGTGGCCCCACCTGCAACGATATTTAATCTCGAATTTGCTTCTTCCTGAGTAGCACCAAAAGCTAGTCTTGAAAATTGACCTGTGAGCCCCCTATTAAATATAAAGACTCTTCCTCCGCCAAACTCCACCCCTTCAGGAAGCGGTGCTGCTATAGCCGTATTATTCATAACTAAATCTGGATGATACTGAGTAATTTTAAAACCATCTGCTACGAACAAGTCACCAGCTGAAGATCCTTGAAAAGGTTTAGACTTAACCGGTGATAGTGAATCTCTACTGTAAACATCGCTCATAATCTAACTGCCTTATTAACCGTTAATTAAAGCCCAAACATAATCCAGCTCTTCAGCTTGAATAATGCTGCCTGTTATTTTTGTTATCGCTTGCAATTTTGGTTTTGAGTTTTTATCCCAGTGGCTTTTTGTTGCTGGGTCTAATTTTGTAATCGCATTTTTAATTAACTCAATGCGCTCATTTGATACTGGTGTTTCAGTTTCTGCCTGTTTGCCTTTCACTGGTTCTTTATTTTCTGCAGATAAAGTTTTATTCAGCGCGTCTTCATCAAAATCAGCATCTTCATTAAAGTAGCCATCAACATCTTTAGCTGAGCCAACATCAACCAGGGCACGTGCATGATCTTCATCATCCATTGTGAATTCTTTTTGATATATGGTTTTGCCTTTAAACTTAATGGGGTTTATGGCAAATAAAACGATTGCGATTGTGATTTCATTTTTTGGCATGGCTACCTCTGTGTTGTTGGGTATATAACCGGAGCTTTATCCCACTCCGGTTATCTTCTTCTACGCTTCTTCGTGGGTTATTTTTTACGCTACTGCGTTTTTAATAATAAAGCCTGCGGTGATGCCTGTTTGAACAGGCGCACGTTCGTGTGTCATGCCGTAAACCCAGCTTCGAGATTCTTGATCCCAATATGGCACCTCTACAAGTGGGTGGCCTTCCATTTGGTATGTGAAACCATAACTGGGCTCTTCTGCGCCCATAGCATCGGTTGGTGAATAAGTTAAAATCGCGTCTTTGCCCCAGATGTCGATGCTTGCACCGGCACCATTAAAACCAATGGCTTTACCCACTACGACACGTTCTACTTTAAATATGGCCGCTAATAAATCTTCAGTGACTACACCCGTTTGTGTGTATTTAATTTTATCGAGAATGGCTGGGTGATCTTCAAGCTGCTCGAAAACCTTAGCTGAAATCTCTAAAACATTAGGGTACACACCAATGCTAGAGCGAACCGCTTCACGGCCGGCTTTAACATCGCCAATGGGGTCTGAGTTTGCATAATCATTCCATTGATCAGTGCCAGCTAGTGTGACCTGATGATTCGCGTCGTAGTTTGCAAGATTGGTTGCAACACCCGCTGCCTGATTTTCTAAAATAAGTGAGCCGCTTTTTAACACCAGGTTAACCGCACGTGTACCTAAATTGATGCCGGGTACCTGGCTGGCATCACGCATGTGCTCACGTGGCACTACGGCATCTAGTGCATGGTTTTCTAATGCATAAGGTTTACCCTCATGCCCGAAAGTTGCGCGTTTTGCTTTAGAGCCCGGCGCGCGCGCTGTGTTATATAAATGAAATGACGATTTATCAAACTCAATAATCTTGCCGCCACTTTGTGCCACCGGCACAATGGGGAACAAAACAGTTGCAACATGGTCGGGGTGTTTATAACCCAGCGATACGCGTGACAGTATGGGGTCTATAACTTGGTTCTGTGGTGAATTGGGCATGATTACGTGTCTCCGTTAAATCGCCATTAAATTAGTTTTAAAATACAATTTATTCAGGTTTAAAAATTAGTTGGGTATTAACACCGCTTCGAGCTTGTCACCGGCTGCACCCGCCGCCTGCATTGCACGGCCAACAATAACGCCTGCAACTCGTGTGATGTATTGCCCATTGGCACCCACTTGAAGCAAAGCATCTTTTGCTATAGCGGCACCGGCTTCAACAATGGTGGTGCCTAACATATCAACACCCACTTGTGAGCCAATGGCGGGGGCATCTTCTGTTGTTGCGCCAAAGCTGTTACCGGCTGCAGTGGAGTAGTTACCGTCCTGGTTTACTGCACGGTTAGCTAACACTAATGCAGCAGCGGCAACAGATAATGTAAGTACGGGGTTTTTAGTGGCTGGCATAATTTTTTACCTATATATATGTGTAAAGTTATGTAACGTTATTTGTGAGTTTTAAATGTGCAGTTACGAAACCGCTATTACAGCTTCAACGTAGTCACAGTTATTTTGCTTCATGTATTCATTTGCTTTGTTATGAATAACTAATCGCTCGGCATCAACTACTGCGCCTTCAGGTGCATTGAATGAGGTCTCGCTATTTGTATTTATTTTGTTACCGGCATCTGACTCATTCATATCAACCTGCACGGGCAGCTGCTTGGCAAAGTCTTTAAACCAGTCGATGGGTGATTTTTTAACATCAGTTTTTGTGTCGCCTTCGCCCTGGCTAAACTCTAGCTCAACGTCACCACCCGAAAGAGCAACCATGAATTCAACAAACCCTGTTGCCATGGAGGGCGTTAGTGTGCCTGCTTCGATCATGTCATCAGCTGTTGCCTGAAACTCAACAGTTAGTTTGTCGGTTTGGCTTTTTTTAAGTTTGTCTTGCAGATCGGTTTTTTCAGCGCTGAAACTCGAAGTGGCTTCTGCCGCTGCATCATCTTGAATTTTTTTAATTTGTTCGTCAGTATATTCTTTAGGCACGGGTGCATCTCCACTGTCTTTTTTATGGGGTTTGTTAAATGAGGAATCGTCATCAGGTTTCATGCGTTGTTCAGTCGCTAATTCTGTAAGCCCTTCAATTTCATAATCGGGCAATACAGTGTCAGCCGTTTCAAGATCAAATTGAGTAATAAGAAATTCACGTAAACGGCGAAAAGTGCGGGCAACTACGTTTGTTGCATAAGCGTCACTCATAAAGTCAAAGCTTTCACTGTCGTCTTCACTGAATGAAACTTGTTTTAAGCCTTCAACAGCGGGAGCCGCTGCGCCTAACCAACCCACATGTTTTAAAAACCAACCGTTGCCACCTTTTGAAATGCGTATTGAACGATTGGGGAAGCGTTTGTTTTCAACCATTTTGCTGAACTGTTCATCTACATCGGTAAACTTGCCAAGTAAAACATCACCGACACGCTTTAATGATTCAGTCCAGGCATAAGATGGGTCATCAATTTTAGGGTGGCCAATAACTGCGGGAGCAGGTTTGTGGTTAGCGATCATTTCATCAAGGTCGCTATGGGTAAAATTTTGAGTGGTGCCATCAGATGATGTTTGCTCACCAGAGCGAAACAACTCGATGTAATCGTCAAAACCTTTGAAATCTGTATTTGTATTTGGCATGACCGAAGTTTGCGTCATGTGGTAGAAAAGAACTAAGGGAGAAAAATGTCTCCCCCGTTTATTTGTGCAGGCGTATTAATAGATTACATGACAAAAATTAAGTCGACAAGGCGCAAGCGCCTGTTATTTGAAAATTGCACCCAACAAGCCACCTGCAACCCGATTTAAAACCGATTTAAAATCGTTTGTACGGGGTTTTGATGTTTTTTCTGGGTCGATATAGCGATTAAGGGCTTAGATGGGCGCTACGTGCGTTATTTATAAGTTTGTTTTTTCAATAAAATATCGTTATGAATTTAGGCAAGTCGATAATGGCAGCGGTTTGAATGTGGGGATAATTTCAGTGCCACCGCTAAGCGTTTTAAATTCAAGATTACCAGTATAAATGTGGCATTTATTTCGAAGTGTTTGACTTTTTAAAAACAAGTCGTTTTCATTTTTAAGAACTGCGATTGTGAAATCGATTGCTTCATCATTATGCCAGTCGCTTAATTCATATATTATATACCCATCAACCAGCTGGGTCGCTTCGAACATTTTATCCTGTCTCTTTGATTTCTTAGAGAGCTCACTCCAGAACACATAATTGATGCCTTCATTTAAACTGCCCTCGTGCTTTGCACTATATAAGAAAGCGGCGATACCTTTTGGGTAAACTCCGTTAAACGCATTATCTGTTAATATTATTTTTACCATAACTACGCCATTAGTTAATAAACCTATATACAGCCTCTTATTATTTGAAGTGTATTCACGATTACCGCCCTCAGTGTTTGCCAACTCAGATATGGCCTTAATTACCCATGCCTCGGTTTCTTTTTTTATTTCTGGTATGGCTGCACCTGATAGGGTTGAGAGCATTGCCATGCCACTAATGGCATTATCATCAGTAAATGCAAACGCTAATGTGATTTCAGCTACGTTTTTCTTTGGTCCCATAATATTAACTAATATTGGGATGCTATCTGTTGGAGTATGTCGAAAGACTATTTGGCCTTTATCATTCTTTGCCTCAACAAAATCTTTTTCGTTTATTAAGTCATATGTTTTAGACGTTACAATTTTAACTACCTCACTGCGCTGCATTGAAAATGCATTAAATGAACAACACATTAATAACAATAACCATGTAAGTAATTTCACTTTATAAATTCCTTTATTGAATTCTGACGAATTATGTCAATGTGATGATCTAATATTATTTACACTGATTTTATAAAACTTATTGCCTATCTTTATAGTCTCAATAATTAATAACAATAAATACAGGGAGTAGTGCATCATGCCAGATTGTAACGGCATTGAACTTATCGCCATTTATAAATGGCTTAATCAAATGCAACGAGCATTAAAAAACAGTAATAAATCTCAGTATAAATACGCCCGTGCAATGATGTTGCTCCATATCAACAACTTACCCTGACTCATTAGCGACTTACTTTTCATCTGGCAACTCAACACCTGCCATGGCGTAGGTGGTTTTTATCCAGGCCTTTAGTTCGTCTTTTGTACAAGCTTGCTCTAAAGCATATTCGGTTAGCACCATTATTTGAGGCTTTCTTATGTTTAGGTTCATTTCATCAGCCGCATCCAGTACCAGTAACATAGCTGATGAGAACTCTTCAGCCGTAAAATCTCCCAGCTCTATTTCTTTGCCATCAGTATCAAACATGGGAACAACGGGCTTAGCCTTAATACTTGTTATTACATACTGAACATCTATACCAGATTCTGCGATCCGATTGAAATATTCACCATCGGGATCACGAGCCGACTCATCATCTCTTTCATAAAGCCCCTGTGTTTTTGGTGTAACACCGCCTAATTCGGCTAGCTCTTTCGATTTTTTACCAATCCTTATTCTCTCCTCTTTCAATCGAGAGCCTCTAGACGGTTCATTTTTATTTTTATCACTTGACATACGGTTAATTCGATATTATAAAGATAACCATTCGGTTAATTTGTTAAGTAGCAAGAAACCATTAATACCATTTATTTGGAGTATTCATGCATTACGCAGACATTATAGCGACTCTACACAAAACAGGGTATCCGCCTTGCAAAGTTGCAGACAATCTGGGGGTTTCGCGCTCTTCTGTAAGTCAGGTTATTCGAGGCACAAGCACCTCATATGATATTGCCACTTACATATCATCGGTAACCAATAAAACACTAATCAGGCTCTGGCCTGATGGCCGGTATAACAAACCACCCAAGCGAATTCGTGAGGCGCAAGCCGCATGATTAAGATTCTTCATCGTTTGCAAAAGGGCTGCCCAGCTCGGCTGGTTCATCAAACAACCATGGTGACCATGGCAAAAAGTTTGCCTGCCATAACATCTTACCGCGAGCAGCTCGCACGTTGCGTGAGTTTGAGTTGTCACTTAAAAGGCACGGGTTATCAAAGTAGTGCGCCATGCGCCCTGAAAGCTGAAGCATTTGTAATGCACCATACATTAACAATGCAGCATCAGCTTCTGCGTGTTTCTGGTTATCACGTTGCTTCGGGCTTGCCTGAGCATATATCTCAATCTCTTTTAAATGCGTTGAAAACCAGCCCAACCAATCATGGAAACCTAGCTTTTTTAATTTGGCGTGCAGTGAACGTATGTTTGAAACAGACATATTGCTTAACAGCTCATTTACCAGTTCATCTTCGTACACGTTATATCCGTCAAATTCATCGTGGTTTTGCATTTGTTAGCTCCTGGGCATTTAGAAAATGTAGTGGCAAAAGCATATCGCGACAGGAGGCAAGGGTTAATGGTTAGACGCAAACAACTTTCTACCAGCATTCAGGCTGATATGTTCCAGCAACTTGCTGAGCGCACGGCAATAGAGAAAAAAGAGGCACCCTTTTTAGATATTAACTTAGAGCTAATGGGGGCCATTAATAAGGCGATTCGTGAAGCACGGGTTAACGGCATGGGCCGTGAGCACATAGTCGATCGTATGAACCTGTGCCTTGATAAGACCGACCAAATTACTTTGCGCAAGCTCAATGCCTGGACAGCAGCCAGCAAAGAAAGTCATAACTTTCCCGCCCGTTACCTGCCTGCATTTTGCTGGGCCACCCAGTGCATGCTGCCAATGAGCATGTTGGTGCAGTGCCTGGGTTATCAGATTGTAGATGGTCGAGACCAACTAGCCGTTGAGTATGGCAACGCACTGCTTGAAGAGGCGCAGACCAAACGCAAGCTAAAAGAGCTGCAAGGAATATTAACTAGCACATTTAAATAGTTATGGAAGCAAATCGGCAGCGGCGCTGCCGATTTGACTAATGCAACCAAATGCGCAGCGGCGCGGCGCATTTGAATTAACGACACACTAAACAGGACACACTGATGCCAAAGAAGAAAATAGTAAAAATAACACCACCCGTAATTGGCTCTGATGATTCGGAGTTACAAAAAGTTACGGAGCAAGTTTTGAATATAAAAAACGATGCGGGGTGGGATTTACCCGTAAAGAGTAAAAAAATACTAGCAGGGGACCTATTAACTGAGTGGATTGAATCAAAAGAGAACCAGAGAGATATTTGTAAAGTTGAGCTGGGGTTTGGTTATGCTGCAAAAAAACGTGAGCTAGGTCATGGTTTATTTGAAAGCTGGATAAAAGAAACAGGACGCTCATCTAGAAGCGTTAGGTCTGCTATGCAAATTGCTCAATTACTGCATAGCCTTTCTAACCAAAATGCAAAACTGGCAGCAAAGATGCCACAACGAAAGTTAACAGTTCTGGCCAGTGCAACCCCCGAAATTGTAAATGACCTACTAAACAGTAATGAAATAACCGAAGACATGAGTCGAGAAGAGCTTCGCGAAATCATTGACCTTAATAAAAAGGTAGCCACCTTAAGCCAGCGACTCGATACCGCTGAAATTTCTAATACCGATTTAAAGAAACGCCTGAAAAACAAACAACGCTCTAGCCCATACCCTGAGTTTGTTGCCACAACCCGCCATGAGTCAACTGCCTTAATGGATAAAGCCAGCCTGTGTTTTGATGACACTGAAAAGCTCTATCAGCAGCTCGAAGATTTGGGCCGTAAGGGTGACGCTGAACATAAGCGAAACTGGAATATTGCAGCATCAAGTTTGTATCACAACCTGCGCAGCACTATTGCAAAAGCAGAAAAGTTTTTAACAGAACTTGATAGCTCATTACCCAAAGATGTTCGAGGCCCTGCATCACCTTCTTATTATTTTAATGAAACTGAAGTGCTTGAAGTTATTCAAGAACGTGAGCTGCTTTTAGAACAACACCAGCATGAATCTATTATGCGAAAAACAGAACGTGACATAAAAAAACCGAAAGGTCGCGGTCGCCCAGCTAAAGGTTAAGTTATGAATATTGTCGCCATAAGCCCAGAGCATGAATTAGCAATAAGCGTTGATGAAAACGCATGGGATAAATTACCCCAGAGTAAACGCAAGCTGGCACGTTCACGTGAAGAATTAATTATGCCTGTTATACAAAGCATGAAAGAAGGTGTAAGTGCGCGGGTAGCTATAGAGCATTTACTGGTTTCAATTGAAACCAGTAATGCCCCTGAAAAGCTTATGAAGCTAGCCATTGATTTGGGTAGAAAAAACAAAGCCCCCAGCATGGCGACGATTCAGCGCTGGATAAAAGATTATAAACAATATGCATTAGTCGGTTTAGTAAGCGGCCACATTGGTCGGCAACGTAAAACCTATGGCTGGGAAGCAAGAGCACTTTACTGGTATCAACAACCGTCAAAATTAGCGGTATCTACTGTTGCCGAGTTACTACAACAAGAAGGTGTTAACGATGTTACTGAAGACAGAGTGCGCCGCTATATAAATTCACTGCCCTTTGATGTACGGATGCGCAGACGCATGGGCACAAAGTTATTTAACGACACACAAAAACCTGCACGCATTCGTGACACAGAGTGCCTGCCTATTGGCGGCATTTATCAGGGTGATGGTCACACAATAGATGCCTACCTAGCTCACCCCATGACAGGCAACCCATGGCGGCCAGAGCTTACGGTGTGGATTGATGTGCGCAGCCGCTATTTAGTGGGCTGGTATATGAGTGTTGCAGAATCAAGTTTTTCTACTTTGTTTTCATTAAGCCACGCACTGATTACACACGATCATGTGCCAGCAGGTTTACATATAGATAACGGCAGCGGGTTTAAAGCCAAAATGATGCACGATGAATCTACAGGGTTTTATCAACGCTTCGATTTAAGTGTGATGTTTTCTATTCCTGGTAACCCGCAGGGTAAAGGTCAGGTTGAGCGCTGGTTTAGAACACTGAGAGACAAGTTTGATAAAACCTTTGAAAGTTATTGTGGTCACGACATGGCACCAGATGCCATTAAAAAATTACTGACTGATGTAAAGCAAGGCAAAAAACAACTACCCGATTTAAAAACCTATCTCGAAGGTTTAAAAAAATTCATTGCTTTTTATAACAACAGACCCCATGCCGCATTAAATGGTGAAACGCCAGCCAGCCTTTGGGCACAGTTAGAACGCGTGCCGGTTCATATGACATCACAGGCCATTATAAGGCCCCGCATTGAACGAACAATTCGTCGTGGCTCTATTACATTATTCAACCGTGAATATAGGCACCCCGAGTTAATAAAATTCAATACCCAGAAAGTATATGTTGAATACGACTTACATAACGACTCGATGGTGCGAGTACTTAAAACAGATGAATCTTTAATTTGTGATGCAAGCCTCACTCAGAAAACACTCTATGTAACAGATAGCCGGATGGAAGACATGCAACAAAACCGATTAAAAGGCCAGTTAAAACGTCTTGAAAAACATGCCGATGAAAAACGCGCCCAGGCAAAAATGTTAATTGATCATGAAGAAGTTGCAAATGAACTGGACTCAGATGATCTGCCAGAAGGGTTAGAGCAGCATAACTCAGAACCTTTGTTTGATATTGATGATGACGAAGGCGCTGAGGAAGTAAAAGTAAATTTAAATTTCGATGACATTGATTATTAATAAAAACTAAAGGTGAATATATGACAAAAATAGTAAAAGAGCATGTGCAAAGTTTAGTGAAAATACCGGCTGAATTTTCTAGTGCGTATTCTGGTGAAGACCAGCGCATGGTAGTTGAAATAATAGATTGGCTGAACGAGGGGCAAGAGCACGACCCTGGCTTTGATAACCAGCGCTCTCAAACAAAGCTGTGCACGGCAGCGGGTTTAAAGCCATCTGCCGTTAATTCAATATTGCGCGGTAAATACCCGAGCCCACCGAGTGAAAAATTAGCACAACTTCTCGACACCATCACCCGCCAGAAAGAGCGTGAAGATGAAAACATAACAGATAACCCTTTTGTTGAAACATCGGTTTACGTGTCGGTTCGTGCAGCCTGTAAACGCGCCCATAAATACAGAAGCTTCAGTGTTGTGTCTGCCTTTGTGGGAACAGGTAAAACCAAAAGCTTAAAACGCTACGCTGAGCTGCACCCAAATTGTATTGTGATTGAAGCTACGCCCGATATGAATACACCTGTTCTGCTGCGCGAGCTGGTTTATAAATCAGGCGCTATTGTGCATAAAACACATAAGTGGAGCAACGGCACCAAGAGCGACATGATGGAGGCAATCATCACCCGACTGACCGGCTCAGATAAATTAATTATTTTAGATGAAGCCGACAAAGTAACACCTCAAACACTGGAGTTCATTAGACGCATATCAGACCTTGCAAAAGTCGGGGTGGTTTTATGCGGCACAGAGTACTTGCAACCGATGATACGCGACCCGCGAGGCCGCTTTGGTCAAATATCATCACGCATACTTTACTGGTCGCCCGTTATTAAAGGCATAAAAGAGCACGATGCAAAAAGCATTGTAGAAGCCGCGCTGAGCGACGAAGCAAAATTAACACCTGAAATACACAAAGCTTTTTATGAAATGTGCGATGGCTCTGCACGGGTATTGGCACACAGTTTAATAACCGGTGTTAGAGATTATGGCTTGCGTAAAGGTAATGATTTAACACCAAGTATGATTTATCAAATTGGTGAGCAACTACTGGGCTTTGAGCGGCCTAATAAATAAGGAGAGCATGATGTCAGAGAAAATAAATAGACGTGCAGAAAGTTATAGCGATGAATACATTGCACACTACGGCGATATGTATATGACCTATGACAAGCTGCACAACTTAAATGGCCGTGGCATTCGTTTTGAAGCTTTTCTGGCTTCACCTGAACGTTACATGGAAATTATAAATCAAACAGAGGGTATTCAGGATCTAGTTGAAAAACACGAGCTTGAAATTGAAAGCCTTCCGGGTGGCGGCACACGTTATGGCGCTTTTTTTCAACACGTGAGTAAAAAGAAAAAACAACGCCATCATCGCAAAAGTCATATTAACGAACAGAGGGTACACGCATGAATCCGACAATTGAAACGATTACAGGAAAAGTTGTTGATTTGGTTACACCACATGTTGACCAGATTTGTCTTGAAGATATTTTTTATGGTTTAAGTCGTATTGCACGCTTTAATGGGCACACGATAGGTGAATTTCCTTATTCGGTAGCCCAGCACTCTATATGGTGCGCTAAGCTAGCTATGAAGTATTTCGGGGCTACTCACACCACGGCTTTAAAAGTGTTATTACACGATGCACATGAAGCCTACACTGGCGATATTGTAACGCCACTGAAAATGACCAACAGCGTAAACGTAAAACCATTACAAAACCGTTTGCAGAAATTGATATTAAACCATCTCGATATCATGCCACCAACATCTGAAGAAAAAGATTTAATAAAAGTTGTAGATAATTACGCTTTGGCAATTGAGGCTTTCACACTTACAAAATCAAAAGGTAGCGACTGGGGGCTGCCTGTGCCACCACTTAAACATTATTCAGTTTGGCAGCAGCCTAAAACACCAGATGAGGCCTGCACTGAAATATGGAACACCTACATTTTATTAATCAACAAAACACCTATGAAGCAGTTATGCGCCTAGAGATAACATGCCCAACTTGTGGTGACGAGTTTGACTTAGGCCTTGCTCGAAATGATGACGACTGGCGAGAACTGGTTGAGCTGGTTTTATCACTGCCCGATTTAGTGCACCGCCCCATGTGGCAATACTTAAGTTTATTTCAGGGCAAACAAAAGCTGCGTTCTTTAAAAATGCTGCGAATTGTTAAAGAGCTTCAGCCGTTAATTAAAGCAGCAGCAATAAAGCGTGGGCATGAGACCTATGCCGTACCAGCAGAACAATTTGCAAAAGCCATGACCTATCTGGTAGATACCCGCCCACCATCATTAGTATTGCCATTAAAAGGCAATGGTTACTTACTGGGTTTGTTAGCAAACCGTGCCGACCAGGCAATAGGTAAAAATGAAAAGCAACATGAACATAAGTTAAGAAACCGAAAGCAAACTAAAACAACGGGCAATGCATCGCATGCCATGTATGTACCAGGACAAAACCAAACCGATGATTCAACCTTTATTAATCCGGCAGAGTCATTAAACCCAAATATTAATAAACCAACTAAAGAGAGTTAAGCCATGTCAGAGCAAGCTGAAAAATACGAAACTGAAATACCCAGGGGTTACATGATGGATGCTAACGAGCACCTCGTGCCCACAAAAACAATTAAACAAATTGATCTAGATAGAAACAAACTGGTGCTTGATGTTGTTAAAAAGGCCAAAAAAATACGTGACCCACTAGCAGCATTTAAAAAAGAAACGGGCAAACGTATTGAGGCTTTTATTGAGCACTCTGCAAAACAATATGATGCATCGGTAGGCGGTAAAAAAGGGAATGTTTCTCTTTATTCATTTGATGGAAAATTCAAACTGATGCGCACCTACAGTGACACGCTTCAGTTTGACGAACAGATACAGGTTGCAAAATCTTTAATAGATGAATGTCTGGTGATTTGGTCAAAGGGTTCGAACGTGAATATTAAAGCCATTGTGCTTAAAGCGTTTAAAGCTGATAAGCAAGGCAACCTTAGCATTCAACGTGTGCTCGAACTTAAGCAACATAATTTTAAAGATGAAAAATGGGTGCAAGCCATGAAGGCTATCGATAACTCAATGCATTTGGTTGGCCGCAAATCGTATATCAGAATTTATGAACGTGATGAATCTGGTCAGTACCAACCCATGTCATTAGATATTGCATCGTTATGAGTGGCGGTGACGATTTAACGGTAGATGATGTTATGGAGGTAGCCTGCCAGATGGCACAGGAGTTACAGGTGTTTGTAGATGATGCTAAGGAGTGTGGCTCAGATTTACCTGGTACACGTGCGCTGATAAAAGACTTTGATGAAATAAACCAGCGCTGGAATAACTGGTTTCAACATATGGCTAATGATTCGGATTCGAACATAGCCGCATTAAATATACCGGAGGCATGAAAATGTCGAACAAGATATTGAATAAAAAAATTAGCAGTTTAATTAATGCATCAGTCGATGACTGCAAAATTTCATTAAGCACCTGTTCAAACCCTGATTTTTTATGTGACTTGTTAATCGAGTGTAGAAAAGTTGGGCACATGTCTCGTGAGAACGTGGTAAGGCAGCGAATTTCTAAACTGGTTCGAACTAGAGCTAAATAACAAAGGATTTAAATCATGAAAAAACTAATAACGATATTGTGCTTATTATTCTCATCACATAGCTACGCAGGAAATACATATTTCTTCACAGGCGTGTTTGCATATGATGATGGGCAAAGCGGCACACAACTGGATTATAACGGCTTAAGCCCTAATGCGTATTATGGCATTAAGTACTCTCATGAAATTGATGAATACATAATTATCGATGTAGGATTTAAACATGAAACGAGTACGGGATTTAGAGAGCTGGGTAATGGCTTTAATGGTGTATTCATTCAAGGTAACTTGTTGTTGTTTTAACATCAATTAATTCAGGATATAACAATGAGCAATCGAAATAAATACTACGGCCTATTACAAATAGGTAAAAAAATGTTAGCAATGGATGAAGACACTTATCGCCAGTTTCTGGAGCAACACGGGGCTAAAGAAAAAAACGGTCGCATTTCAGCCAGCACAATGAAACTGGGTGAACTGGTGGCGGCCGTAGCTGATATGGAAAAAAGAGGCTTTGTAAGAAGCCGCAAGTCAGCAGTTAACATTAATAGCTGGCGTACGCCCCGCATTAAAAAAATAACCGCACTATGGTGCACACTGGCTGATGCTGGTGTGGTGCGTAACCGTAGTGAAAACGCCATGCATACTTTTTGCAGCAAACAAATGAAAGCCGACAAACTTCAATGGGCCAGTGCAAGTGATTTAAACAAATGTATAGAGGCTTTAAAAAGCATGGCACATCGTAAAGGAGTAAAACTTAGTGCATGATGAAGCGCTACAATGTGTTGATGTAACCATGCTGCCATTGCAGGCACGTGACCTTGCTAAAATCATCGGGCTACCTGATACGCTTAAAATTTTAAAAGCCTACGGTGGTCACCGTTTATTTGTACCCAACGGCACAAAGAAAGACACACAGCTTCAATTGCTAATTACTGAAGAAGGCTATATTAAACTCTGTAAAAGTCACTTGGCGGGTAGTCGTTTAACATTACCCAAAGTTGATAAAATAATAGAGCAGATTCGCAACCATCACATTAGAACGTCCAGTGATGTTAATAAAGCGACTTTTGCACGACAATATGATTTAACTCAACGCCATGTTCAGCGCATAAGAAATGATCATGAAGAAAACCCAACACTTGACATGTTTGATGACCCAGTGGGATGATAGCGTCTCACCTTTAGGTATTTAACCTTCTTCGGGGAGACACATGTCTCCCCTCATTTTTTTCCTCTCTTTAATCCATGCTATCAGTCATGGATACAAAACATTCAATATTAGAAATAGCACTCGAACATCTGTTCGGACTGGAGGGCGGTTATGTAAACGATCCCAACGACCGAGGTGGTGAAACTAAATACGGCATCTCAAAAAAAGCCTACCCTAAACTTAATATTCAAAACTTAACCATCGACCAGGCAGCTGCAATTTATAAACAAGATTACTGGGACGTTTGTAAATGTGATGACATGGATGCAGAAATGGCAGTGGTGGTTTTTGACACAGCAGTTAACAGCGGGCCACGACGAGCCGCTATGTTCTTGCAACAAGTAGTCAAATCAAAGGCAGACGGTGTAATTGGTAAAAACACGATTGCCTCTCTTCGTAAACGAACCGTTCTTACATCTATTGATGATTTAGTTATTCAATATTTAGGGCTTCGCGCTCAGTTTTATCATGACATTGTTCGCGGCGACTCACGACAGGCCAAGTTTTTAAAAGGCTGGTTCATTCGTTTATTTAAACTGCAAAAATTTTCACTGGGAATGTAATGGAACCAATCAGTATTGTAATGGGTTTAAGTAAAATCATACCAGCCGTTGCAAGCTGGTTTGGTAATGACGATGATGCAGATACAGCAGAAAGTATTATTGATATTGCCAAAGCTGTAACGGGCATTGAAGACCCGCAAGATGCTGCAGAACAAATTAAGAACGACCCCGCATTACATATTCAATTTCAACAAGCCATGCAGCCCATTATTATTTCTCGCTTAGAAGAAGACACAAAACGGCTACAAGCAACAAATGAAACTATGCGAGCCGAGTATGCAAGCAAGAGCTGGTATATCTCTGGCTGGCGGCCGACCTTTGGTTACATCGTGGCTTTCTCCTGGTTGTTTATGATGATAGCTATGGGCGTGTCTATTTTAAAAAACCCAACGCAAGCACCAACTATTATTGCGGCCATGTCAAACCTTTCATTCATGTGGGGTATCGCGCTGGCAGTACTCGGTGTAAACGTTCAGCAACGCAGTAAAGATAAACAACTCTCTGCAGGTCATGCGCCGATGCCAGGGCTTTTATCATCACTCACAAAAAAGTTCTTAAAATAATATGACTGAACGACTACCCGACCCAAGTGATGTTGCCAGCGCCGTTGAAGAGAAACAACGAGAGCTTTCAATTCAGGCACATCTTAATCGCCCAATAGAAACACCGTTGAAAATTGACGGTGTTCGTGTATGTAAAAGCTGTGAAGAGATCATACCGCACGAGCGTTTACAGGCATTGCCGTTATCGGTTCGATGCGTTTATTGCCAAAATGATTTTGATAACCTGAATATGCATAAGGCCTGATTATGTCTGATCTAGAAGAAATCAACAGATCAATTGGAAATTTGGAGGGTAAAATTGATTTAATGCTTAAAGAGCAATCTCGGCAAAATAAACGAGATGAAACACTTGATGCACGGTTGAGAACCACGGAGGTTAAAGCGGCTCGAAATGGTTTGGTGTCAGGTGGCCTTATTGCTATAACAATAAGCATTATTAAAGAATCTATTAAAAGCGCTACGGGTTAACGTGTGGCATATTCTGAAGAAAAACGACTCGCGGTTAGGCGCTCATTTGTATATGACAAAAAGTCATTACAACATGCCGCTGCTCTTCATGAAGTAAATTATCAAACTGCCCGTGCCTGGAAGAAAAAGTCTAACCATGATGGTGATAACTGGGATAAGGCCCGCGCAGCCTCTCGTATGGCTGGTGGCGGTGTTGGTGAAATGTCTGCAGAAGTGCTGGAAGATTTCGCACGATTATTTCAAACCACAATAAAAGATTTAAAATATGGTGAATACACCGCTATTCAAAAAGCAGAAGTATTAAGTCGCCTCTCAGATGCATACGCCAAAACCATGAAAGCAGCGGGTGGTTCTAACCCTGAAATTTCAACATTAGCAGTTGCTATGGAAACAATTAAAGAGCTAGCCACATTCATAAGAAAAAATTCTCCCGAAGACCTGGAGCGTTTTGTTTCAATTCTAGATCCATTTTCACAACACATTAACAGGGTGTTAACAAATGGAAAATCTTGAATTTTTAAACGAGCGGAGTTTTCTTAAAGAGATAGATGAACTTCAGGTAGCGCTTCGACAATCAATTGAAGCATTTGCAGCGGGTTTAGATGATAGCCCCGAAGCCATTAAAGAACGCAGAAAAAAGGTACTTAACGGTGACTTTAATTTCTTTGCCTACACTTATTTTCCTCACCACATACGTGGTGAGTCATCCGATTTTCAAGCCAATTTCTGTACTACCTTTCCACAGTTACTTAATAAGGCCGAGGGTTGCAAGCAATGGTGGGTTGCGCCACGTGGTGAAGCAAAATCATCACTACTCACAAAAGTGGGGCCTGTGTTTATTGCTGTGCTTGGTTTACTTCAAAAGCCTGAAATACGTGCAGCTCTTGGCATTAATAAAACTCCTTCTTTCCTGGACTACGTGGTGTTACTCGGTGCCGAAACCAAAATGCCCACTAAGTTGTTGACGGTGGTTAAAACAGAACTAGAAAGCAATGCGATGTTGCGCATGGACTTCCCAGAAGTTTGTGGCCGTGGCGCTGTTTGGAAAGTGGGAGAGTTAGTCACCAAAACCAACGTGAAGATAGAACCCTTTGGGGCGGAGCAAGGCATTCGCGGAACATTCCACGGTGCCAGCCGCCCCAAAGTTATTATGGGTGATGATTTAATCACCGATAAAGAATCTAAAAGCCCAACTGAAAGAAACAACCGCTGGGATTTTTTAGAGGCAGCAATAGATTACCTTGGCCCACCCGATGGCAGTGTTAAATATTTTGGTGTGGGCACTATCTTAAATAAAGACGATTTAATTTCACGCGCTAAAAACACAATCGGTCATGTGGTTAATCACTTTAAAGCCATTGTTAGGTTTCCAGACAATATGGATTTGTGGGAGAAGTGCGAAGAGCTAATGCGAAATGAAGATCGCAAAGCCGAAGAACAAGCCAAACAAAAAGACCAGGTGTTAACAGATGAGCAGCTGCCTTCGTATAAATTTTATTTAAAAAACAAACGCCGCATGGATAAAGGGGCAAAAACCTCATGGCCATCGGTTCGTTCATTGTTTTATTTGATGAAGCAAAAGGCTAAAAATCGCAGAGCATTCGGCACCGAAATGCAGGGCGACCCACGAAGTGATGAAGACAAAGTATTCACAGGCATGACATTCTGGGTGCAAAAATTACGTCACTGGGTTTACTTCGGTGGCTGCGACCCGTCTATGGGCAAAGGCCAAACCTCAGACCCGAGTGCAATTTTAGTAGGTGCATGGGATACCGAAACCAGCAAACTTCATGTGGTTGAGGCACTATCAAAACGCCGAGTGCCCAGTAAATTAGAAAGTGATTTAATCGCTGTTCAACGTGAATTTAATTGCCAGGCAATCGGTTTTGAAAACAACACAGCTTTTGAATACATGCGCACCGATTTTCGCCGCCGCGCGCTGGCCGATCATGGTGTGGCATTACCTTTAGTTGGTGTTACCGCAACGGTAGACAAAGCGGTGCGCATCGATTCACTAGAACCTTACATTAACGACATTGTGCCTCAAATTTTATTTCATGCAAAACAAACACAACTGCTCGACCAGTTAGATGAGTGGCCAGAAAAACAAACCAATCACCATTTCGATGCACTCGACGCACTGCACATTTTATGGATGATTGCATCCTCTCGCTCAACTGGCCTGCCAAAAATAACAACATCAGGTCGAGGCCGCCGTCCAAGTAAAGGTATATCAGGTTATTAATCATGCAAGATACAGATATTAAAAAAGCATCAAAGGGTACGTTGAAATCTGAAATTGCAACACGCTCAAACGATCCTAATTTTTATGCAGGTCTTTCTTTTTTACCCAACCCAGATGAAGTACTTCGAAAAATGGGTAAATCTCAAGAGGTATTTGATGCCATTACTTTAGATAGTCACGTGATGGGTGAAATGCGTTCTGTTCGTTCGGCATTTTTGGGTTTTGAATACAGGCTAACCGCTGGTGGTGATTCAGCTTCTGATATTCATGCGCTCGAATTGTGCCAAAAGATAATGGCCGATAAACCCGCGCCCGGCATGCAATGGTCTGACACTATATGGAACATGGCGCAAGGCGTGTTTCGTGGTTACAAGGTTCATGAAACAGTATGGAAAAAAGAAGGTCAATTTTTAGTACCTGATAAAGTCGTCGATAGGCCAAATCGACGCTTTGTTTTTTCACCCGACAATGAACTGCGCTTATTAACTCAAACCAGCCAAACTGATGGTGAGTTATTGGGTGATAAAAAGTGGCTGTTAACACGTCATATGCACAGTTATGAAAACCCATACGGTATTGCAATTTTTAGTGCCTGTTTTTGGCCATATATATTTAAGCATAATGGCTTTAAATACTTTATGAAGTTTTGTGAAAAATATGGCATTCCCTGGGCAATAGGAAAGTACCCTCAAGGCACACCGATTGAAGAACAAAATCAATTAGCCGATCAATTAGCAGATATGATCGAAGATGGTGTGGCGGCTATTCCTGCAGATGGTTCTGTAGAATTATTAGAGCATTCAACATCTGGCGAACTAGTGCATGAGCGTTTGATAAATGTCTGCAATAAAGAACTCTCAAAAGCACTCACATCTCAAACGCTGGCAACCGATATACAAGGCGCTGGTTCACGTGCAGCCAGTGAAACCCACCGTGAACGTGAGCAGTCTGTAAATGAGTCAGACCGCCAAATTATATGCGACACATTTAACCAGTTATTTGCATGGGTAACCGAGTTAAATTTTGCAGGTGCAGTGCCGCCAAAATTTGAATTCTTTGAAGAGGCCGAAGCCAGAAAAGACTGGACAGAAGTTTTTGAAAAAGCTCGAAATTTTTTAGATGTGCCAAAGGCATTCGCTCACGACCGCTTGCAAATTCCGCAACCGCAAGACAATGAAGATGTGCTACCACAAGGCACCAGTCCAACTACAACAAATTCACCGCAGTTCAATCAGTGCCCAAACTGCGGTGGTGGTCATGATTTTGCAAAGCAAAATACAGACGATGTGACTAGCAAACTCGCAGACCAGGCAGCAACTCAGGCAGAGAAATTAATTGCCGATTTAACCCGGCCAATTAAAGACCTTTTAGCCAACTCAAAAACATTAGAAGAATTCAGAAAAGGGCTCGAATTCATAGCACCCGATATGGATGAAGAAAAACTCGCAGAAATGAATTCACTGGCATTTTTAACAGGCCTGTTAGATGGCATGAACGAGATTGAAAAAGATGACTAAATCATATAGGCCTTCTAATGCCACTGAAGGGTTTCAATTTGAGGATAAATTCTGCAGTCAATGTACGCGTGACACTTATGATATAGAAACAGAAAAAGGTGAGTTTTGCGAAATACAAAGCCTCACAGTTATGTTTAATATAAATGATGCCAACTATCCCGAACAGTGGATATACGACGAGTATGGGAAACCAATCTGCACTGCATTTACACAAGACCCTACAAAATATCGATGTGATAAAACGGTTGATATGTTTCAGGAAAAATCAGACCCAGCAAAAGATTATGTACATTCTCAGTTTTCAGGCCCTATAACAAAAGTACCATTTACCAGCCCCGAAGAAGGCTATCTAAAATGCTGCAGCTGTGGAACGGTATCTGAATTTAAAGAAAATTTAACATATGAAGAACAAAGCTGCTGCATACATGAAGAGTGTGACGGACAGATGTTTTGTAATAAATGGCCTAATTGGCAACTAGATCAATAATGAATAATTCACATGTATATGTCTATTACAGATGGCGTGGTTGGGTAGCAGAAAAATTAGCCAGGCATATGTCGGCGTTTTTTCTGCGTGAGTTTGCGCAGCAAGAACTTGATCAGGCTGTTCATTTTGAAAATGATAATAAATAACGGAAATAAATTATGAGTAATGAAAGTCAATTATTGAAAATAAAGATTATTGATGGGTTGCTTACTATGTCGATAGGTGTCGATGCTCTAAAAGTATCAATTGAAAGTGGGCGCGCGGATATGTTCTGTGATGGTGAGTTTTTTATTACAGATAAAGATGCTTTTTACCATGCATTGATATCAGAGCTAAAAAGTGAAGAAGAAGATGGTTCGACACTTCTTCACTTAATGTTAGATGCTGCGGCTTTAAAAGCTTATGGTAACGGAGCTCAAGGCTGTGATGTCAAATGAATTACGGCATCTTATTATTCATATTTTCATTTATGCTTTTACCTGCACTTCAGGGTTGGTTAATTGCAGATCCTAAAAGCACTCATGACCAACCAGTTACTATGGTCATAGTTGTATCAACACTGATATTTATTTGTATCGGTGCAGCAATAAAATACTACTTAAAATCTTAATAGGTGAATAATGAAACCGCTATTCATCCCACTATATAAAGAGTACTTCTTAAAGTTTAAAGCAGGTGAGCAAAACTGCGAGATACGCCCATATGATCATAGAGGCTGGAATGTTAAAAATGTATTTCCATCAAGGTTAATGACACTCTCTAGTGGTTACGGTAACCACGATCGAATCACTATGGAAATCCGAAATACTATGGTCACACCTGATTTACAAATGGAAAAAATACCTCAATGGCATATTGATGCGGTTGAGAGTATTTATGGTAAGCAACCTAAGTGGTTAATTGCATATGTGTAATAACTTTAACGGAAAGATAGCATGCCAGACCAACAACTAGGTTCAGTACCCTTCCAGGAGGCAATAGATTTCTTCAGGTCTAAACTTAATTTAACCACTAAGTTCTGGGATGAGATTACAGGCAAAGTGCACGCTAAAGCATTCACAGTGGCTGGTGCCACAAAGAATGATTTATTAAGTGATCTGCGTGAAGCTGTAGATCAGGCAATAAGTGAAGGCCAGAGCATAGGCCAGTTCCGAAAGAATTTTGATAAGGCAGTATCAACACACGGCTGGGACTACAAAGGCAAACGAGGCTGGAGAAGCCGAATCATATACGACACCAATATGCGCTCTGCCCATATGGCAGGCCGCTGGCAGCAGATTCAAAGAATAAAAGAACGTCGCCCATTTCTACAGTACCAAACTAAAGATAACAATTTAAAAAGGCGTAGAAAAGAACACCAAGCATGGGATGGATTGGTTTTACATATCGATGACGACTGGTGGGCTATGTTCTATCCACCTAATGGGTTTGGTTGTGCATGCACTGTTCGGTCTCTATCTCCCAGACAAATGACTAGAGAAAAACGCGACCTCGATCAGGCACCTGAAATTAAAGTTACTGAGCGTATCAATAGAAAAACAGGTGAGGTTTATGGCAAGGTGCCAGTGGGTATAGATGTGGGTTGGAATTACAATGTAGGCAAGGAATGGCTTAAATAAGTCCCTAATTAACACTAAATCAATCGATCAAATGTCATTTAAACATCAATTAATCCCTATTTAATGGTAATTTAAATCTATTTATTACCACCATTTCAACTATTTATTACTGGTAATTTTCGTTTTTTTGTATGTTTTTGTCTCATTTCATATGTAAATTAAAAAAAGAGCTGTTTTAGGTGATATGCCGGTCTAATGCAGTTTTCAGGGTTTTTTTGACGTTTTTGGTTTATCTCATTCCTAACATCCCCCCACACTTCGGGCTCCTGCCCTACACCTTACAGGTTATGCTTCGCATATTGAAGATCTCTCCAGAAGATCTTCTCGGGTATGACCGTATGATGTAGATGTTATCTTT